GAGTACAATGGGTGCGGCTTGAAATACACGCACCTTATCTTTTGAACGTTTGGTTGGTTCGTCCTTGAGACTTGCACCAAAAATGCAATTTAGTGACTCTCCAGCATCTAAAGCTTGTTCTGCTTGCTCTGTCATCTCCCATATTTCAGGAATAAATGTTCTAGGGCAAGCATTAGTCTCCGTTGGAGGTAAATCTATGATATATTTTTCCTTTTTTCCGGGAATACCATAGCCCATGGAAGTACTAAGCTTTAGGGAATCAACAAATTTCTTTCCATCTTCACCGGATACAATAGCGGCTTTTGAAAGAGGAGATATGTCTTTTTTCCAAAATGAGGACATAGCCTCAAATTTTTCTTTCAATTGGAACAAGTAATCTTGCTTGGCAGCAAGAACATCTGCTGGGTCGAAACCTGTGCTTGGATAAGCTGCGGATTGCATGGTGGCTGCCCACGGTTTCCAATTTTGACTGCGTTCTACACCATCAGAACACATTACTTTCGGACTGAATTGGGGTGGTCCCCATTGATTAGGTACACCTGTCACATCTTCAACAATATCAGATATGGGTGTAGAGATGACATCAGATGTATGGTGACTCTTACCAATAACAGAGCCATAAACTTCAACAGCAGCGTTATCCTTCAAAAAGTTGACAGAGCACTTAGGATGCACGTCAGGAGAAATGGCAATTGTTTTGGTACCAAAGGTATCTGAAATATCACGGGCTTGTGGGCCAAGAATGAATGTCGAATTGAGTTTTGCTAATTCATGCAGGGCAAGTTTTAATTCTGGGATGAGCACAGCCATGCCACATCCTCTAGGGGTTTCTGCTTTACCTCCAATGTGGAAACCAACAATGGGCTTCCTAACGCCATCTCTGACGATAATAGACATACATTGGCCTTCGAATGTGTTCATATCCTGAAGGTGGTAATTAGACCCATTGAAATATGCATATCCGTTGGTGACGGCACCAGCAAATTGCCACATGACACGCGTAGTAAAGCGTGTGCGGTCATTATTCAAACCGAACATGGTACATACTAATGGTTGTTTAGCGTGTCCGGAGCAGAATTTTCCAAGGTTAGTGGGCAAAGGTCCTGTGTTTGGTACATAAACGATAGCTAAATCAAGAGTTCCCACTCGAGGGGAGTGAGAGGGGTTGAGTAAAAACTTGATATCCCGTGATCCATAATGAATAGTAGCCTGGGCAGTTTCGCCAGGAAGGAAATGATGGGGAATAAGAACTACGTTAGACTGAAGTAAATAAGCACCGGAGCACTTTGTGCCAATAGTGATCTGGCAACTAGATTTGATAAAACTATTTTCAGCATGTTCAAGGGTGACAGGAGCACCAGGAGTTGAAAGGTGTGTGGGTTTGCCTGTAATCCAAGTGTTAACAGTAGTGTCACGATTTTTAAGATCAGCTACGTTAACAGGTGATAAAGTACCTTGGATAGAAAGGGAAGCACGGAGAGCTTTTACCACTTTCACGGCAGAATACAAAACTGCCAAACCAGCAAACGCACCACAAGCGTAATTTACGTGCTTGTCGCGGGCTGAAATGAAAGTCTTGTTGAGGCAAGCACGGTTGTCGACGAGTTCATCAAGATATGCGTTCTTCTTTGCTTCAATTACTGCAGAGCCAACTACTAGAGACTGGGCAAAACAGAATATAGCAGTGGGTACAATAAAACCGTGATCAATGCGAGACATTAGGAAAGTCCCGCAGACCGAAGCTAGTGCGAAATTGTGCCAGTAGGTTCTGACACGTTGGCCTATAATATCCCTACCAGACCAAATAACAAGGGAACGAACATAATTATTGTCCATCATTGATTCTGGAATCCATGAGGACCACTTAGAGTATGGAGACTCATCGAACCAACGGTATCCCTCTAATAAGGAATCAACCGCAAGATCTTCAACTTTTGTTTCAAGATTGCACCTGCTCTTCTTGAAAGACATATTGACTTCAGATGCCTTTGTTTGGAGAACTTGAGCAATGCGCTCACCGTAGTGTGGGGTGAAATCGCATGTGCAAGTTTGTTGGAGTTTGTTACAACCAGGGCACAGGTTGATAAGAGTTGAGGGCTCTTTGAAAGAATCAACAATAGTGCCTTGATTTTTAAAGTGTGTGGTGGCTTTATCGGCAACATAATTCAAGTATTCGAAAATATCAATATCTTGCTTGATGAATTCCCAACCTGCATGTTGTTGGTTTTGATGTCCGCCTCCAATTGGCTTCTTGATATCAATGAGCCAAATGTCATTGATTTGATTTAGGCTACCAAAATGCGCGATGACCTTATCTGTATCCAACATGTTGTCGGTTTTAAAGGGGTCTTTCACTCTGGCTACAGTATGGCATTGGGGACGTCGTAAAATAGACATCGGGTTGTTGGAAATAGCGTTTGCATGCAAGTGATCGATGTTTGAAGTTATAGCGATACCAGCAGGTTCAATAGACATTTTGCCTTTGCTGGTTAGATCTGCCATGACAGCGATTTCGCGAATGTTATTGCATAAGCGGATGATCCAATCACCAGGTGAACAGTCCCAAAATTGAGACTTAGCATTTCCAAAGTCGTCAATCTTAATACCGGTAATGAAAGAACGGTATGATGACATATATTTCTCCTTTTCGTTTAAGGTGTAAACATATTCTGAGGAACTGGGAACACCAGATGCTTTAAGTATAGTGGATAATGCTAGATCAGCTAGAGTTGATTTACCAACACCAGAATCACCACTAATACTAACGCACCAAGGGGTACGTCGAAGACCGCCCTTAACGCGCATGGCAACAAAATCAGATTTAACGAGAGCTAGTTTTTCCCATTTCATCTGAATAATTTTCTTTTCTGCGCCATTAGGCATGGTTTTGTAAAGATTGTGAAGGTCTTCGAC